GGTTTTAGTTATATTTGTTTTGTTAGTTTATATTATTATAAAATGAAAATTATACTTACAATAATTCTTATGAGTGGTTATGCCAATACATACGAATATAAAGTAGATAAGATTGATTCTCGTTTGTGTGATGCTTTATTTGATAAGCATACTTATGTACACACAAGCAGATTCAGTACAGCAAAAAACAAAACAGGTATATACTATAAATCTAAAGAGGTTTTTGCATATACTTGTAATTATAAAACAACCTAAGGAAACAATGAAAGAGAAAATAAAACAAGTTAATGATTTGTGTGCAGCCAATGGCACATACTTAAATCAACATGGAAAGAAAACAGTATCAGCTTGGTCTAAAGTAAAATACTTTAGAGAAGTGTTTGGTACTGAGTTTGGGATTAATACTATGATTATAGAACACTCTGACAGATATGTCATAGTTAAATGTTTAATCATGGGTTATGATCCTGAAAGAATTATAGCAACAGGTTACTCTAAGCAGTTTAGAGATAAACCAGGTTATCTTGAGATAGCTGAAACATTTGCTACTACACGAGCTTTATCATTCTTTGGAATTTGCTTGGAAGATTTGACAAGCAAAGAAGAGTACGAGGATTTAGAGATCCCAGTACAACCAATGAATGGAAAAGATACTACATCAGCCGCTACAAGATATGATGATAGTATAATTAATGAACTGACTAAGAAAATAGCATTTGCACCGCATACAGCAAAACTAGATTTTCTGTGGCGTGCTAATAAAGATCTTCTTAATCAGATAAAAATAAAAGATCTCGCAACTTACAATTCTATTTTAAATAAATTTAATAGTAAGCGTGATGAGATCACAACTCAAAATGAGGTATAAATGAACGACCAACCAAAGAGCAAGATCTATTTGAATCTTGTTCCAAACGTAAATAAAAAAGCAGGCGATAACCAACCAGTTATGGTAGCACCTAATTCTCCAAAAGCTCCAGAAGGAAAAAATTGGAAGATGAATGTGAACATAAATAATGAATGGTACGACTACTGTGCGTTTGATGGAACAGACATAGAAGGTAATCCAACAGGTGGATACACTGTGATCTTAACAAAGAAAGAAGCAACAGCTTCAGCAGGAGCAAACAAACAACCTGGATTTAAAGCTGGTGGATTTCAAAAGAAACCATTTACAGGCAATAAATCTTTCGGTAATAGACAATACTAATAGCTACGCAAGTAACTATTAATTCTATCCCTAGGGTTTCATCAGGCAGTCATGCCTACCCTTTCGTTGTCCCTAGGGGTAGAGTAAAACAACAAAGGTAACTATGACAAATGAATCTTACTTCATTGATATTGAAGAAAAAATACACAAGAAAATTATAGAAGATCGCCATAAAGAATATGGGGATTATGAAGAGAACTTTGCATTACTTGCAGAGCTATTCTCTATCGTTCTATTTGATAAAATAAAAAAAGCATTAACGCCTGAAGATGTGGGACATCTAATGATGGCACTTAAACTGTATCGTTGCACCAAAAGATATAAGGCGGATAGCTATGATGATCTGGCTATCTATTGCAAGATGACTAAGAATCTAAGGAATAAAAACAGTATTGCCAAAAAGGATAAGTAGTGGTAAAGTTCCTTCGTAATAAGAACTGTGAGTGTTCTTTTGTATATACAGAAGAATTTGATAGTGCAGAAGTTGCATCAGATCCAGCTGCCAAAGGTGTAGTGATTGATGTTAAGATTTCCAGTATCAAAACAGTTTTTACAACGATTAAACAGAAAGAAGATTTAGTTGGACAAACTAAGGATTCGTCTGCAAAAGATGAGAGATCTACAGGAGATGCGACATCGCAAAGCTCTTGAGTTCTTTTATAAATATCAAAAGAATCTAAATGATTCTAAGAGATTGATATTTAAAATTGAGCAGACAAAAGAAAAGATAATGGCATAAGTCATTATTGATATAACAACGAAAGACAACGTAAAGTTGTTTACAACTGGAAGGGATAGCTATGACTCTAAAAGAGTTAAGACAACAAATTAAATTAAGATACACTACTAATGTATATGAGAACTTATCAGATAGAGAACGTAAACTATATCGTATAGGTTTTAAAACTGGATATAAATTAGCCAGAGGATTTTTTAAAAAACATATTGTTACTAAACAGAATACAGTTGTTAAAGAGGTGGTTAAGTATGTAACCATCAATGATGTTGTGGTCCCTGAGAATGTAAAAGAAATACTTACAATCGTTGCCAATCAACTTGGTATAAATGTTAATGAGATTATTGCTAAGACTAGAATACAATCTGCGGTGATTGCACGATCTATTCTTATAAATGTTTTAAGAGATAAGTATGCAATGCCATTTACAAAGATTGGAGTTATCTTAGGTAACAGAGATCATACGACAATGATCCATCATGTTAGAATGAAAATTAATAAAGAACATTTCTGGAAACCAGATCATGTTATTTGGAACAGATATAAGTATGTTATGGAAACTGTTAAGTAATTACTTTTTAAAACCTGATAACAAACTCTTATAAGACTTTTTAGAAATTGTAGAATCTGATTTGCTTCTAGATGTACCAGCTTCCTTACGTTTATTTATGTTATAGTATAAACCTTTACGAGCTGTCTTACCTTCTTTTGTTTTATGATATTTAGATTTATCCATATTATTTACTCATTAGTGATTTGCCTTTTTTACCATTACCAATAATTCCTCTACCTTTCAAGACATCTTTAAAAGTTACTTTGCCATCTCCTGTTAGATCTGGGAAACCTTTTTTCTTTTTATTATTTTTTTTCATTTATATATTGATGTTTACATTTTTGTTTTTTTAAATACTCAATGTACATATTCATACGTTTATCATTTTGCGTATTATTGACAAGTGATTGTTTCTCTTTGGCTCGTACATTATTAAAGTATATCTCATAGCAACTATGATCTAGGCTATGGCAGAAGTTAAGTTTTTCTGCGTTAATAACCCAGCCACCTTCATTGCTCATGTGTTCTTTGCCACAGATATGGCAGTTACCACAGCTTTTTAATATTTCTTTTCTTTTAGCCATTTTTTAATTGTTGTTTATTTTACTGGAAATAATAACACTTGACAAGCATAACCGAATATGTTATAATGATAAAAACAACAAAGGAGAGTTATGAAAAAAATAGTTTACAAATTAGAATTAGATAAACTTTTTTTAGAATGTGGGTATTGTAGTCATCAACAAATATTCCCTGATAAAAAAGATAAATTACATTGTGATGGATGTGATGAAGATCGTGCATTAGAAAATTGGTTTGATCCAATCAAAATTGATTTAGCAATGCACCAAGATCATTACAATCATGCTATGGAAAGATATGAAGCTGGAATTGAATTAAGAAGATTAGATAATATGTTTAAGATAAAAGACTAACTCTTCTTATGTCTTGCCGCAAAGTTTCTCGCAGCTTCTTTACTTGAGAATCCCCAGGCTTTAAGTGCTAACTTAAGTCTTGTTGGCTTACCAGACTTAGAAAGTAATGATCCCTTCATCCCACCAAATCTTGCAGCAAAAGAAACTCGTCTAGGATTTGTACCAGTCTTCACAGGAGCTTTAAGATTAGATCCTTCAGTACGTTTAAAATATTTTCTACCAGCTTCATTTAAACCACCACTAGGATTTTGATATATTTTTTTAACCATTATAATTTCTGTCTAAAAGGGTTGAAGTCATCCTCGTTGATTTTAACACACTTACATTGTTTCAGTAAAGCACAGAATCCCATCCATAGTTTAAAAATACATTTGACTTTTGTCATAAACTATACTCTCCCCTGACCAGCATATTTTTTATAAGTCTTACCTTTATTCACACGCTTAGTATGTCTGCCTCTTCTTTTCTTTGGTGGCTTTCTTATATGTTTATTTTCTAAATGTTTTCTTGCCATTCTTCTTCTTAGTAATTTTTACTTTAACATTAGATCCTTGCTGTGCAAGCAAAGTTGGTTTCTTCTTAGAATAAGATTGTCCAAACATTGTAGTGATTTGATCTGACATTATTTTTTAAATATATCTAGTGTTGGCTTTAATCCATAGATCGCACCAAAGATACCAACGATTAACCATTGATACCAAGTAGGGAACTTACCAAAGTAATCAAAGAATAAATCTAATTTAGATTTGATTAATGGATCATCAGTAAAGATAGCATAAGATAAAAGCATAATGGGTATGCACACTATGATTAAAACAAATTCATCTTTCCATCCCTTTTGCTGGTCATCATAAACATCTCTTTGATATTCAATCTCACCTTTAGCCATACGTTCATAGTATCTACGTTCAGCTTCACTCTCTAATAATTCTGATTGCTTATGGTTCTTATATATCTCAGCACCAGTTTTAAAAACAGTTGGTATTATACTCCACCACATTATATTGTACACTTTCTAACTAAGTTAGCCAGCTCTTCGCATCTGCTTGGTGTCTGTCTATACCATGCTGAGTTTAACATTTCTGCAGCAGCTCTGGTATAATCATATTCATTTAATGCTGCAAACATATTTTTAAACTTAGATACTCCAGTCTTTCCTAATTGAAATACCATCTCAATAATAACTCCTTTAACAAGCATAGGCAATTCTAATGTGCCAACTAATTCTTCCATACCTTGTTTAGCTTTACTAAAATCTTTATTAAATAATTCTTCAAGTATATCTTTGTCATAGATAATACCTTCTTCAAAATCATCTTCTTCAGTAAGTAGATGACCATAACCAATAGTACCTTTGCCAAGTGAATCTAAATATACTTTGGCAGAGAAACCTTCATGTTTCTTGATGCGTGTTTTAACGTCTTCGTAATTCATTTTATTAATATCTTACCATCTTCATATACATAAACAATCTTTACATTCATTGTTTGTTGTATCTTGGATGGGGATCTATTTATTCTATCGTTCTTTTTGTGTGCGTATTTAGTATTTGATTTTCTATATGACACAGTTTTAATATCATAATTAGTATATTGTTTTGTCTTAGTATTAAACGTACAAATATCTATTGGACCAACACCACCTAGTGCTGTGAATACAATTAAATCAGGATCTTTAGCAAAGTGTGCTTGTGCTAATGCTTCGGAAACTAATCCTTTGTCTGCCTTTCGCAATGTAAACCCTATGTTGTTTTAGTTTTTGAATTGAAAGAAACCTATTACTGAACCTGCTATACTACCAATGACTACTAGAAATGCTATGACACCTTTACCCATACTCACATCAGTTCTAAGATCTTTAACTTCAACTGTAAGATCATCTAATCTTTTAATTATTGTATCCATTCTTTCTTTGGAAAAATTCTCATAGGCTGATAGCCTTATGGAAGTAGCAGATACTGTCTTGTGTTTCTTTCTCATTGACACACCATATATAGTGTTATCCAAAAGTCAATTATAGATTGTAATTATGTGGGTTGCTCTGCTGTTTCTATGCAATCAAAATGAAAGGATGGTTTGACTTTCTCAAACTGATCTAATGGGAATAGTTTATTCTGTTCTGCTATAAATTCATAACCAGCTATGGTACATTCTCTAAAGGTATTAAACTTCTTACCTGTACTCATTGTGTCTAAGCAGTTGCCATTAATTATTGAGCAAACTGCAAATACTAATAAAAAATTCATTAAAGTTATTTACACTAAAATGTGGATAAGTAAATAAGGGTGGCTATTCACCACCCCTATTATATAGACTATTCTTCTTCGTCTTCTTCTTCGTCTATATCAAGATCCTCATCTTCTGATTCATCATCATAAGAATCTTCTGGATTTATCTTTAGCTCAAGATCATCAAGGAGATCTTTAATCTCATAGATAATATCTTCAGCTGATTTAATTTTCTTTTTTGCCATGCTAACTCCTATGTTGGTTTGGCAAAAGCCAACTAGTGTTAATTGAATAATAAGTAAATAAAATTATTTTTTATAACTTATTGAATTATAAATATAATTTATTTTTTATTGTAGAACTGTTCTACACTTTTAGCATAATCTTTCCAAAATGTTTTAACATCTTCAAAAGCATCTGCATAAAACTTAGTCCAGTATTCTCTGAAAGATTTATAATCTAACATAGTATTCTCCATTGGTTAATGGAAACTATATATGTTGCAGTGCAACAAATTTCAAGTCTATTTTAAATGAGATCTGATAGATTCAATAGCGTTACTGATTTCATCTTTATAAGCGTAACCAATGAAACCTCCAGCTATTAAACCAATAATAAGTGTAATCATATTATTTCTTGTTTAGTTGTGTCATAAACATACCATGATACTCGGTAGAACCCAAGTGTGTAATTGGTGTAGATAAATCAGTCCAGATCTCAAAGCCACACTCTTCAGCTAATCTACAGAAGTAATAGTCTTCAGATAAGAATCTATTAACACCATCTTTCTCTTTATAGATTCCAACAGGAAAGAAATCATAAGCATTATCTGATCCTTCTATTCCTGTTCTTAGATCTGGTTTGTATTTAAGCTGAGGATTCTTATCTATGATAGTAGTAAACACCTCACGTTTAATCATCATGAAACCAGTAGCTGATTCTTTTACTCTTGCAAATCCCTGTTTAAATTCTGTGTTAGGATATAGATTAACATTGAACTGCAAAAGATAATCACGCATTGTTTTTTCATCTATATTATTATTTTCTTTGATACGATCTAGTAACTGCTGCCAGTAAAATCCTTTTACAGGATAGGTGCATGTAACAACTTCTTTATTAAACTCTATAACTCTTAAAAGATTTTGTAATGTAAAACCTATATCAGCATCAATGAATAATAGATGTGTTCCATTAAATTCTTTATTATCTAAAAACTTAGTTACAAACTTATTTCTAGCACGATTGATTAAAGATTCAGTTGGAAGTGTTTCAATCCTAAGATTGTGTCCCATATCATTTAAAGGTTTGATGCAATTAAATAATGAATGGAATGTCATGTTACTGATGTTTCCACCGAAACAGGGTATCGCTATAAGAATGTTCATCGTTGTATGAACGATTTTATATTATGGCTTAACTGGGAATACTACTGAATTAACTTGTTCAACTGTTGATAAACCTTCAGTCAAATCTCTAAGTGATTGTCTGTAAGAAGACATAGCAGCAGATAAAGTATTATCTGATAGTGCTAAATAATCTGTAGCAGATAATAATGAATTACGTTTAGCTCTTAATGAAGCTAATGCTCTATCAAAAGCACCATTAGCCCAAGCTGTTGCTTCAGCTTGTCTTTGTGCTATTTCCTCAGCACTAAGGGGAATTTGTATTCCATCTACTAGTTTATGTTCTGCCATATTATCTCCTATTTATTATTGTTAATTGAATTAGTCAATGTCATTATTTTATTCCGAACATTAAGATTGTGCCATCATCTATGTTGCCAGTACCCATTTTAAACTGAAAAGCATTGATAGCGGAAGTAGTATTAAAATATCCTGCTACGTAACTAGTCCAATTACCAATTTCAACAGCACTTGCACTACTAATAAAATGTTTTACATAAGTTGTAGAACTTGGATTAAATATTGTTAAAGAACCACTTAAACAATCATCTGCATTATTTCCTAATGTTGTTGTTTGTATAAGTGGTTGAAAAGAAGTAGATTGTGCTAAATCTGAATTTGTAATATAAGCTAATCCATCACCATTATCTGCTTCATAATGAAATGCTCTAAAACAAGTTGATGTAATTGTAACTCCATAATTTGAACCACCATCTGTGCTTCCTTGAAAAACTAAATCAGATTGAGAAGCTGGGTGCATATTAACAAACCAGAATTGATATTCCTTATAGGTACTATCTATTCCAGTTGTAAAGCTGATTGATGCAGAAGCACTTGCTGTCTGCGAACTTATTAAAACCATGTTACCAGTAGCAATCGCAGCATTGTAAGCAGTTACATTGGCAATAGAATTGTTAGTCAATGAAGCTGGTAATAGAACACCATTTGTAGTTATGTTGTTTGCGAATGATCTTGTTATGCTACCCATTATGATTTTTTAACTCCATATAATTTAAATACTCCATCATCTATGTTACCGCTAGAACATTTAAAATCAACAGCATTTACTGCTGATGTAGTATTGCAATACCCAGCACAAAAATTTGACCAAGCAAAAGTGCCACCATAATATCCATGTGTTCTACCAATAAAATGTTTTACAAAAGTTGTACTACTAGGTGCGAATAAATAAAGTTCTCCTGACATTGATTCATCATTATCATTACCAATAAGACCCAATCTTTGATAACCTGTACCTTGTGCAATATCATCTCCTGTTCCATATTTAAAACCAGTTTCGTCTGCTTCTGTATGTGTTGCTTCAAAATTAGTTGTGGTTTTAGTTACATTGTAGTTACTTCCACCATCTGTAGAAAAATTTACTTGAAAAACTATATCATCTGTTGCTGGGTGAATATTTATAAACTTAAATATATATTCATCATAAGTGCTATTTAAACCAGTTGTAAAAGATATATTGGCAGATGAACTAGCTGTCTGTGTAGATATTAATGTTAATGTTCCAGCAGCAGCATTAGCAAAAGAAGTTACAGCACTTACTGAAGCATTTGTAATACCAGCAGGAAGTATAACTCCACCAGTTGTAATGTTGTTTGATAAACCTCTTGTGATTGAACCCATAATTAAAATACTCCTAAAGTAATTGTTCTACGAACACAGTGAGTTTTTCTATTTACCGATTTCATAATCATTTTATCCCATAAAGGTAAATAGTGCCTGCATCTATATTTCCTGAACTCATTTGAAATCTGATAGCATTAACTGCTGATGTTGTGTTACCATAACCAGCAGTATGAAAATTTACACTTGCTGGAAAACTTGAACTATTATTCATTTGAACAGAAGATATAAAATGTTTCACATAAGTTGTAGAAGATGGATTAAATAAAGTTAAAGAACCACTTGAATTGTCATCAGCACTATCACCTACGTTTTCAGCAATAATTTGAAAACCTGTGCTTTGTGCTAAATCACTTGTGCCACTATAACTTAAATCAGCACCAGCATCAGATTCATAATGAAATGGTCTAAAAGAAGTACTTGTTTTAGTAACATTGTAATTGCTTCCACTATCTGTACTCATGTTAAATGTAAAATTAGCACCATTAGTAGCAGGGTGTATATTAACAAACACAAACTTATATGCTTTGTAAGTTGAATCTATACCAGTCGTAAAACTTAATGATGCTGAAGAACTAGCAGTTTGAGAAGATATTAAAGTTATTCCATCACTAGCATTTGCAAGTACAGTTATTCCTGTAACAGAAGCATTGGTAATAGCAGATGAAGTAAATACTCCTGCAGTAGTTATATTGTTAGCTGCGTTTCTTGCGATAGCACCCATTAGCTTAACCTTAGGTATCTTACAGTAATCTCTGCAAGGTTAGCAGGTGCAGTAGCAAAAGTTAAAGTTGTACCTGATATAGTATAGTCATCAGTTGGAACTAATGTTAATCCATTAACTATGACTAGTACATCATTAACAGCTCTACCAGCATCTATTGTGAATGTTGTATCACTTCCATCACCAGTAAAGTTAGCTGATGTATAAGCACCACCTAATGGTAAATATCTATAAGTAATTTCAGCATTGTTAGCAGGTGCAGTTTGGAATGTTAGGGTTGTGCCAGAAATTGTATAATCTGTTGTAGGTGTTAATTGAAAACCATTGACGAATACCAATACATCTTCAACTGATCTTCCTGAAGAAATTGTAAATGTAGTATCGCTTCCATCTCCTGTTGCTGTGCCAGAAGAATAAGATAAAGTCATAGCACCAAAAGATAATACTCCTGAACCATTTGTTTTTATAAATTGTCCATTAGTTCCATCGGTGTCAGGATAAGATATTCCATCTAATATAACTTTACCTGATCCATTTGGTGTAATGCTAATGTTACCATTAGAAGTAGATACGATTGAAAAAGTATTAATGTCTAAGTTACCACCAAGTTGTGGAGTTGTGTCTTGTACTAAATCTGTAATACCACCTGAAGTAATTGATACCCAAGCAGAACCTGTGTAGTATTTTAAAACAGTACTTACTGAATTGTAATATAAATCTCCTGCTGTTAAAGCATCACCATCATTATCTAAAGTTGGATCTGCAGTTTTAGAACCTAAATAAACATCATCAAAGTTATCAGCTGCTGCTAGAGCTGCATCTCTTGCACTGTTTGCAGCATTTGCAGAATTACTTGCAGTGTTAGCAAAGTTACTAGAATTGTTAGAAAAGTTACTAGAGTTAGCTGCATGGTTACTAGATGTATTAGCGAAGTTACTAGAATTAGCAGAATGATTAGATGAATTACTTGCATGATTGCTAGAAGCATTTGCAAAGTTTGAACTGTTTGCCGCATGATTTGAACTGTTGTTTGCAAAGTTAGATGAATTGGCAGAATGATTACTAGAAGCATTTGCACTATTAGAACTGTTGTTAGCAAAGTTGCTAGAATTTGATGCGTGGTTAGCTGATGTGTTAGCACTATTGCTAGAATTATTTGCAAAATTACTTGAGTTACTAGAATGATTAGATGCTGAGTTTGCACTGTTGCTAGAATTATTTGCGAAGTTAGAACTATTAGATGCAGAATTTGCGGCAGCATTAGCATTAGCACTTACATCAGTTAAATATGTTGATGCAGTATTAGCAGAATTTGAAGCATTGTTTGCAAAATTAGAACTATTTGCAGAATGATTAGCAGATGTATTGGCACTGTTAGATGAGTTGTTAGCAAAATTAGAACTGTTAGATGCAGAGTTCGCAGCTGCATTTGCACTGTTAGTTGCAGATTGTGCATCAACAATTAAATCCCATTTAGCTACATCAGTATTAGAACTGATAGGAGTAGAACCTGTAGATGTGTGAGTTGTAT